CCTGAAGACCAATCCGCTGCATAAGAAATGCCCCGACGATACTCAGGATTACTCGCCACCCAAACCTCTGGCCCGAGGTCACTGATTTCGAGAGCCTGCGCCGCTGTTGGCGCGACGTTGAAGATGGCCACGTCTCGCAATAACCATCCGGAGTATTGCCTGACCCCAAAATCATAGACAGTTGTGTCGATATCGACCGCGCTAGACGTGCTAATATCTACTGTCGCTACAGAGATACCGTTACGGTAGAGCGTGGCGTCACCATCACGGTCCGCTGTGATTAACCAGTTCGCCTTAATCTCGAAAATGTCCGAGCCGTAATCTAGGACGTAAACAGATGCTCCAATATCTAGTTTTACTGATCCTACGTCATAGCTAGATCCACTATCACGATCTAAATCCACAACAAGCGGCACCGCGCCGGTTGTCGAAACAAAAAGGGATTTCGTTCCGGCAGTCGTGTCCACCGTCCGCCCACTCCAACCAATCGCAAAATCGGATGTGCCAATAGCGGCGAGAGTTCCATCCTCAAAGACTCTAGCTGAGGCCGATCCTGTGCGTGTTGCTACCACACCACCCGCAAACTCCCGTCCGCGAATCGCCGAGCCGTAAACATCATTAAGAACATCGCTCGTAGGGACTACGCCAGCCGTGCCACTGCGTAGCTCTGTTTCGGTGGAGAGTTCGACCTTACCCTTTACTGAGGTCGTTGCATCAGGCACCGATCCACTAGCCAGTGTGGCCCATGAGGAGCCGTTGTATAAGAAAAAGTCGTTCAATGTCGTGTTGTAGTAGTAATCACCCTCCTGAAGGGCTGATCCGTTGTCCCTTGTCGCTGGATCTGAGGGAGCTGGGCTTACAAAACCAAGGGTTGAGTAGGCGGATCCTGAATTGGCGTCATCCAATAGCCCAACAATATAGTCGGTGATCGTGTACTCTCCGTACGTGTACCCAGCTCCGTCATCACGGAAGAGTCTGGTGTCTCCATCTGCTGGATACAGAGTTGGCGCAAAGAGCGCGGCGAAGATAATTGCTTTTATGATTTTCATGTTACGTTGGATAGTTTGTTTGAAGCATTACGAATCCCCATTGGTGAGTCGTACCGTCTCCGATATAAATTGCAAGCCATGTTATTCCAGAGACCTCTTGTATTCCAATATGGCCTACCTCTCCTTCGGCTGTGGCCGATGCCGGATAAGTGACGACCTTTGTTATGTCTCCGCCCGTGAGCTGGATGCAGGCGTAAAGGATTCGTCTGAGGTAATCGACGGATCCAAACCGTGGTGGTGCGTCCGCCTTGAATAGGGCTTCGAAATCTTCTGATGTAGGTGGCATTGGTCTTCCTGTTATTTACTGGTTTAGGCTCCGGTGCTACCTGCTGAGGTGGCAAATAAGATTCTTCGGAGTAGGTCGTTTTTCCCAGCACGGATTGTAGAGTCCTGAATGAACTCTGCTTCCGCCTGTTCCGATGTCCTGCCGTTTGCCAAGATCAGCGCACAAAGGATCCTTCGATATAAAGGGTTCTCCTTCATCAATGGTGGTGCGTCCTGCTGATACGCTGCTTCGAAGCCTGCGGTAGTCATAACTAAAGAATAAATCGTCCTGTATTTGATTGGTCAATACCAAAAAGAAGGGCCGCCCATTCCTGGACGACCCTCTGAGGAGGAGAAGAATCTCTGGCTTATACCCCGTCAACAATCGAGTTGCAGGCGGTCAGTCCACTGTCGAAGGCGCAACGCTTGTAGGCGATCGCGCAAACGGCGTGAGGACGGAACGGACGGTAGGCACGCATCACTTGATACTTGTGCCAGCCGAAGTCACCCCATTCGTTGTTGTTGTTGTCCAACTGGTAGTGCCACTTTAGTTCACCCATCCACAACTGTGGAGCGAACTTGAAGCTACCCTCACCAGTGAACTGCTCAGGAGTCAGGCGGTCAAACGAGTCGCGACCGATGAGGATCCCGACTTCGTAGGCGGCGTTGATCCAGGCAGGGTTACGGCGAACCGTGAAGCCCTTAGAGGTGGCCACCTCGATCTCGGGCTCGATGAACTGTGGGTTTCCAGACCCGTCAATCGTATTGAACCGGAGAGGCTGTTGGTCCACACCAAACGTCACGCCACGGTACGGTCCTTCGAAGCGATAACCGCGAACGGTCTTCTCTCCGATCTTGTAGGATCCGGATGCGAGGTAGCGATGGTCGTCCTTGATACCTAGCTCGTCGCGGAATGATTCAAGCTGCTCGATAGAACCGATGAAGCGGAACACCTCTTGACCGTCTTCGGTCTCGTAGGGGTCAACCATCAGCTCTTCACGCTGCACTTGGAGCACACGCTGAAGTAGGCGGAAGGACAGGGCCGCGTCAGGAATCTGATTAGGCCATGCCGTCTCAATTGCCTGCACGTCTCCAGCAAACGAAGATCCGAAACCAAGAGTCGAGTTGGCTACAAGTTTGCAGCCGGACTTGCCGATCAGGTTATAGCGGATATCCACATTCGTCAGCTGTTGGATCTTGGACTCAAGAGCGACCTGCCCTTGGACATAAGCACCCTTGAAGGCGGTACGATCCGCATGCACACAAACGAGTGGGCCGCGACCACGAAGAACTTCAAGCGCATAGCTGTACTCTTTCGAGCCAACCTTATCGCGATCAGCAGTGGTTCCGCAGACTTCAGTGGAGCTAGAGAATGTCGGATTGATCATCGAGTGAGCCGAGGAGGCTTGCTCTTGTACAACCGACCGGACGCTATCCGAAATGTTCGGAATAGTGCCGCCGCTAAGCAAATTGATGAAAGGCGAGCGGTAGGCGAGAACCTTACCCATACGGGCAACGATTCGGTCTGTATCCTTCGATACGAAATCCGCAACTTCTGCGGGATCTAAAGGCGTAGGCATTTTAATATCTCCTATTTTGGAGGTTTCGGTTGTCAGGTTAAAAGCACAGTATGTGCCTCTTGTCTGACCGTGGCCGATTCGGTCCTTTTGCCATGAAGGCCAGCCGTTGTATTTGCGAAATACCTTTACGCTGGAGACATTAAACTACTCTGTAATGGAAACTTCAATACTTTTTTTGAAAAAAGTTTCCGGTAGTATCCATTTTGAATCGTCCTTGATTCCATGTACCAGAACGTGCCCCAGCTCTTTCCATTCTATGAGTTGATCCCGACTGGCCGTATCCCGCCTAGTGTCGGCAAATATCAGGTTCGTATCCCTCATGAAGTGCCGGAATCTTGGATACCAATACACATCCCATCCCGAGTTTGCATGGGGGGTTCCATAGGCTTCCGGAACCATCTTCGTAGTTAGATGTCTCGGCCAAGCCGCATTCCCATTGTGGTGCGGATAATCCCCATCTCCGTGATTAAACCAGCCGATACCCTTTTCATCGATCAGCTCAGCCTCCAGCTTCTCGAGCCAGTCGACATCCAGAACCGTCACATCACCCTCCAGTGTCAAAATGTGGGTGAATGCTTCTCGCCTCCAACTGGAAGCCCTCATCATTAGGTTGTGCCAGAGGCTATTGCAGCCCATAGGCCAGCCCCTGTCCCGTGCGCTGGATGCTTCGGACCGGAAACGGGTGAATGCCTGCTCACAGAGTTTTTTAACGTCCCTGCTTAATGGGGGAGCATCAGCCCGATAGAAGTCCACGACCAAGACATCTTGACCGCCTTTCATCGTTGCGATCTTCGCCATTAGACGGAGGAGGTTCTCCGCGTCTGCAGTGTCGCCCTCCCACCGTTGGACTGCGACTGCTATCTTGGCCATCGGATTACGTCTGGATGGCCGTGTGAGCCCCGTAGACCTTGAATCCGATGTGGAGAGCCTGACAGCCTACGTCCGCAAAGACCTGACAGCCAGACTCTCTAGCCCTCCGGCAAAAGGATGTGTCCTCACCGCCGAACATATCAGGGTAGAAATACCCGTAGCTCCCGCACTCCTCAGGCTGAATAAGTTTATCGCCGTAGTGCTCGCGGATCCGCTCGAAAACGGATCTGTGGATCATGATGGCACCAGTGCCGACCCATTTCGTTTGGATCAATCCATTGCGTCCCTCTCGTGCCTGACGGCGTGCATTTACCTCTGATAGGCCGGACGCGAACAATGGTGCCCCGTTGTCCTTGCGCTGCCAGTACGTTAGACCGACAACGTCCTTCTTCTGTGAGACCATCCGGTCGATGGCGTTATGGTTTAAAGTGTTGAATGGGAAGCTATCCGGAAGGGAGAGCAGTGTCCTGAGCAGGTCTGGGTTTCCAACGGGTACCACCGTGTCGTCGTCCACCATCATTAGGTACTCGCAGTCACTCTCCAAGAATCGCTTAGCAAGCTTATTTCGAGCATGATAGATCATGCTGTCTCCGCACTTAGGTACAATAATGACGTTTTCCTTCTTTAGCTTGATCAGGGCCATCAGCGCGAATGCCACCATTGGGTGAGTGCTTTTTACCCAGGGAAGTCCAAGCATGATCTTAGGTCCGGCTTCGTGCCCTTCCTCTGCAGCCATCATAGGCAGGCTATCATCGACCTTGATCTCGGCCGGAGCCTTCTCAGTTTTTGGTTTCGACTTGGGCTTGGCTGGTGTCTTTGCACCTGTTTTCGATCCTCGTCTTACGAGTTTGTCAGTTATATCTTCTTCGCTCATCTCTCTTCCTCCGTTGGCTGGTTAATACTTATTTACTGAAATGGTCATCGAATGCCGCACTCGTTGACTCCATTGCCGACCCATCAAGGAAGTCTCCCCTTGCTGGGACTGAATTCGGGCTACTGGTATGCGGTAGGCGGCGAGCCCCTTTGAGTTTACTTAGGTCAGACTTAAGCCTCTCATTCTCCGTAGACGCGGTCTGAAGCTGCTCACTGAGAGCTGTATTCTCAAAGCTGCGACGAAGTCCGAGTACGGCCAACTGAGCCACCTTAAACCGATCCTGGGGCTTATAGGCCAAGAACACCTCATTGAAGAGTTGCTTGTACTGCCCGATCTGGTCGTTGTGGGCCTTGGCTGCTTCTTTATCCTCTGCAGCCTCAACGTCCTGAAGCTGTAGCCATGGAACCTTGGATACGATATCCTGAACCTGATTCTCCAGAAACTGGATTTCGCTCTTATGCTCCTCGATCTGGCGCTGCTGAACCTCCTTCTGATATGAACCAATATCCATCTCTCCGGACTTAGCTTTATTCAGGTCCAGCTCCTTGCCCCGAAGATTTATTAGCTCTTGCTCGAGAAGTATCGCCGCGTCCTGCTGCTTGGAATCTCCGGAGTTCTTCAACCCCTTGATGATTCCCTTCTGCCACTGGTCGATTCCTTTATCAAACCACTTTTGGTCTTCAATGACTTTCAGGTCTTCGTCTGACTGACCTGCAGATCTGAGGATATCCAAAACCTTGTCCTTCGAGGCCTGAACTGGCTTCTCGTACTTCTCTTTAAAGCTTGGATCCTGCTGGACGAAAACCTTGGCACGCATATCCCTGAGCTGCTGAAGCTCTTGCTCTACGTCCTCTGGCAATTTGCCCTTGGCGTTGTTGGCCTGAGCCTGAAGATCAGCGATCTGCTTATTCAGCTTGTCGGCCTCAGCCGCCTTTCCCCTGAGAGCCTTCCAGTTGGCCTTCTGCGCTGCAGACATATTTCTGGTAACTACCTCGTCATCGGTGTCATCAGTGTCGTCGTCAGGCTTAGGATCTGGATCATTGCCCTCATCCGCTTTTTTAGCTTTCTCGCTTTCTGCGGCCTTACGCGCCGCCTTATCAGCTGCACGTTTTCGCTCAATCTCTCCATGAAGGATTGGATCGTCTGGCTTGCCATCCGGCTCGTCATCATCCAGTCCATCATCCTTACCGCTCTGCTGGTTCTCTCGGGAATGTTCCGGAGTCGGCACTACACGGGATCTTTTCTCCTGTGTTCCAAATTCTTTTGTCCCACCTGAATCATCATCCCCGCCAGGCATGCTCTCATTCATAGCATCGTCCAACTCTTTAAAGGGGTCGTCGTTCAGGTCTTCAAGTTCTTCTCCTACTTTCATTTTTATTCCTCCGTTGTTTTCTGTCTGAGTTCGGCCAATTCCCTTAACCGATCTAAAGCTTTCTCATACCCAGCCGCGTAAACTCCATCCAAGGCCGCTGACTCCATGGTATTTCCCTCTCTGTTTGGCTTGTACGCCCGTGGCTTATCCTCTTCCAAGAATTCGTTAAGCTGTGGGTAGATCGTCCTCAAATCAGACGCCAAAACTATCTTCCTATTGTGATCCATTATAATGATGTATTTACATTTGGAGCACCTCTTGAGAGGGGCTTCGTGCGAGTGATACCAGCAATATCTTCAGTTTGTGGCAAGCTTTCTTCTGCAGAATTTATAGCCGACTCCTGAGGGATCTGTCCACCTCTCTGTGCGCCTCGTACTGCTGGTTGCACTACAGGTGCTCTGGACTCCTCCTCCAGTGAGGCTCCAGCCTTACCGAGTAGTCCATCTATCTGTGCGAAGACCTGTTGGATTGGCTCCAATAGCTTAGGATCGGTCCCTGCCTGGAGCCCAAGATCGATGTGGGTCATGCCATGGTCACGGATTGCCTGATACACCGAAGCGATAGATCCAATGTCTCCTAGAGCCTCCGGCGTAAGTCCCTGAACCAATGGATTCAAAGCCTGAACCATTGTTTTCAGATGGATTAGGTGATTGTCCCGTGGTGACACAGGGATCTGTTCCCCTGAAAGCAGGGAAGCATTTTCGATAAGCTGCTGCCTCTGTTGCTCTGCAGCCACAGTAGGATCCGGCTGGTCGCCGATAACCAAGTCTGCGGCCTCTTCCTCTCCAATTTGAGATGCGAAGTCCTTTCTTACGAGCTTCTGCTGATCCACGAATGGGCTGCCTGCGTACTTTGCTGCGAGTCCGGCTATGATCTGGGCCTTTCGGTCGAAGAGTTCGTCGATAACCTTCTCTGGTGAGGTGTAGGCCAAACGGATGATCGTTTTGGTATCAACACCCCTCTCGAGGATGTTGATAATAGCGTCTATGGCTAGGATCTCGTGCTCTTCCGACGTGCCGTAGACCTCATCAATCGTCTTCATTTCGCTGAGTTTGTTCGAATCCGATAATACAGCCATTAAAGCGCCCTTTATCTTTCCGAGGATAGACTCGGAACGCTCTTTCTTTGAGTGTATTTCAACTGCCCTAAGGATATTCTCCGGGGCGAATATGCGTTTCTGCATTTCGAAGATCGTCCGCTGAATCGACCTGAAGAATCGGTTCACGTTGTACTCCTTCATCGCCTGCTCAATTGCTGCGTTGTAGTTGACCTCGCTTGCCGTCCGGACTGGTCCTGTCATTTGTATGTCAGGCATGAATACGCCAACCTGTTTCTCGGCGATCTGCGTGATATGCTCTTCGATTGCTTTGAAGTTCTCTGGGCTCGCGTCGAACTTCTGTGAGTCAATCGTCGATCCATCGGGAAGCTTCATGAATGGGAAGCTAACCGTGATATTCTCAAGGCTGCCCGATGTGTCGCCAGTGATAATCAGGAATCCTGAAAGCCATGCGTTGTCCACAAAAGCGTTCCTGACCCTGTCAGCAACTACGTGGCTATTGTATAGGACTTTTCCGAGCCCCTTAGATCCGTAATACTTTCCATTTCCAGTATTCGAGGTATGGAGACGAAGAGCCTCCTTCATATTGTCGTACTTGTCTTCGGCCATGAACAGTAGACCCTTGCCTTTCTCCTCTAGCATGTAGTGAGAAATCTTTCCGGTAAGCTCCCTGACGAATAGGTGACGGACTTTTACGACCTTGATCTCATCCCCTCCGAAAGTGGTTGTGATCGAGTTTTCCCTGTATGCATCCTGATACTTCCTGAGGTCGTCTTCGGTCCCGCTCGTTGTGTCCTTTGACTGGGCCGCATTGATTGCTTTGATGATCTCGTCGAGATCCCAGCCAGCGTCCATAGAAGCCTTTGGATCCGAAAGTCTCGATGCTAAATCATGAGGGTAGATTTCCTGTCTAACAACGAAAGCTGGAATATCTTCCGGAGAAGACTTTGAGTCGTTGGGAATATAGCACTCGTCATAACGCCAAGCTTTTGGGCGCCAGTCGTACTCATCCAAGAATCCATCAGCTGCATAACCAAACAGAAGAAGCTCAAGAAGGATGTCATCCAAGTAGGCTGCCCATCCCTCCCAGCGCCGAATACATTTTGTGGTTTCCTCTCTGAATACCTGAGTTGCCTTGATGTCCTTCTCGTTAGTTGAAGGGAGTGCAGAGTAAGTGATGTAGCGTGCGTCGTCTACTGGCTTACGGAAAGCAACCATACCACGATTGATAAATCCTGACATGAATCCGGTAGGACGATTAGATCGCCATGACTGATTCTTCGCTTTTAGAACATTCGACTTGTAGGGTGGCTCATCGTTGAACTTCTCGAGGATCTTGGAGTTCTTCTTATTCCTTTCATCGGAATGATCCATGATCCTCTCAGTGACCTGATACGCCTCGTGTGCCGAGCTTATCGCACGTCTAATCTCCCCAGTTTCTGGGTTTATTGCTTCTTCACCAAAGGTTTCTTGGGCATCGCTCATCGCTGAATCTCGTTTTCAAATTGATATTGCACAAACATTCTTGGCACTGGCCGAGATCGTTGTATTCACAAACCTGACACCTAATTCTCCGTCTAGCAACAATTTCTTCGCTTGCCAAAACGCTCTTTCCAGTAACCAGATTTCTAATCTTTCTACCCAGGGCAAATACCGCGTTCTTTGCCGCCTTCCAGCGAATATATCGGAAGACCCCCATCACTCAACCCAGCAAAAATCCGGTTGCTTTTCACTTTTCGAGGAGGGCTTATTCATGAAGACGGCAGTCTCCGTATCCATTTTATGGATCTTGCACCCAAGTAAACGGTCTTTGTACGGGGGAGTCTTTCCCCTCCGGATAATAGCCAAAAGCCTTCTGGCGTTCGCCACACACGGACCACATCCGAAAGCCCATTTCTCCTGAGCCGGGCAGTTCGCGCAATGCCTTGCCCGTTCGTGAACCTCCTTCGGCGTAACCAGCTTCGCGTCCTCGGAAGAACTTTCCATCCGGTAAGCCCACTGCAGGACTGCTTCTGATTTTGATACGATCTTCCTTGATACCGTAAGCACTGGCTGAGACATCATTGAACCGTCAGACGACCTGTGACATTGCTCGGCGGATCTGGCGCAAATCTGCTCCTCCACCTCTTTTACGACGTCTCCTACCTCAATCTTATTCTCCATTCTGGTCTTCAACACCTGATCGAAAAGACCCATCAGGTCATGCGATTCCACTACAATTTTGTGCCCGTCAATATCCTGAAGGTAGGTCCACCCATTTGGTGGCACTAGGCTGGTCTTGATCCTTGTCTTCATTCTAATCCTTCTAGCTGGTCAATTTCTGATGTGTATCCCTTTTCAACTCCGGTTCGCATGTTCTTCTCCAAGATATAAGCCCGTATTGACTCTCTCATACGAACCAAATGCAACAACATTCCAACGGAGTCAGCCCTGTCCGGAGACCCGCGTCCTGTCCTTGCTTTGTAATTATCCTTGGATTCTACCTCGATCTTATTTGATCGCACGACGTATCTCCTGTCCGTTATCTCATAGTCCCATTTGTCCACGTCGGTCTTGGCTGCGAACTTCAGGAATCCCGCCTCAGCCCAGTAACTGACGGCGAATGCCATTTCCGAATTCACTTTATGGAATCTATCCTGAGGTGACATCTTGTCGTCCTCGAGTATCCTTTTCTTCGATGGCTTCTCCCCGAACGATATCCCGAGAATGTTTCCGTATGCAGACTTCGTTACGTCATAGGTTCCTTGACCATTTCCTGTCCGGTCCAGGGCCAGCTTGTCGGCGTCAATGTTCATCAGCCTAGCATTGCTGATAATGTCTGCACTGATCTCCTCTGTGGGTTTTTTCTCCATCTCAAAAACGTCTACCACCTCGAGAACCATCCTCTGCTTCTCGAACTTAACGACGGTTCCGTCCCAGTTCTTATACCCGTTGGCCATCCCGTATTTCCCGATTGCCGTAACAACCGCGTCCACTCCAGTAAAGGCGAGGTCGGTAGCGGAAACGTAGGTCGTGGCACCAACAAAGATGTAAGATCCTCTCGCCTGATCCAGTATCACTGGAGAGCATACTGTCGGAATCGATCCCTGTGGAGGTGGAGCTCCCCGTGCCATTGTGAAATATTCTGGGGATCCATCCATCATCAGGTACCGCTTGTACCCGTCCCAAGTCTGCAGCCCAGCATAGAGTAGTTTCTTCTCCACTACGTTTTCGCACTTTGCCCCGTCAAACCTTAACACAGCCCAGTTCTGCTTTGATATCCAGAACTCATCCTCCTCCAGATCCAGATCTCTCCATCCTTTTACTGGTTCCGCACGTCTAAGGAATTGACCTTCCCTGCGCCTTGGATTCGCCGAAGCCATGACCTTGATCCGGTCGGTACCCTCCTTACCCGTCAGGACGTTGTCGATGTCTTTCCATACTCCTTCAGGGATTTCCTCGGCCTCGTCCATCAGGACACGGATCCGTGACTGGGTTCCAAACTTCGGATGCATCGGCCTTGGTACCGTATGCATACCTTGGAGACGACCGACTCCCTTGTCTCCCTTAGGGATAGCAATAAGCGATATCCCGTGCCTCTTGTCTGTTGGGTTCGCAGTCAACATCGATGCCGTCAGGTTCATGCCCAGCGGTATTGCGGAACTTGAAAGAAACTTGGACATATTCGCGAATGCGTTCGCCTCAGCGTGCTTCTGCGTAACCGACACGACCTTAACCGATGTCCACAGTGGGTCGACTATAAAGTCTAGGACATTCCATGCCGCCAAGCCGTATGTCTTCCCAACGGATCCGGCACCAAGAATCATGATTTCACCGTACTTCGGAACCTTTTCCCATATCTGCATCGAGAACCGCTGATCCACCCATAGGTTGTCATCACCCCATAGGACTTGTCCGGCAACCTTGTAGTGCCCCGCCAATAACACAGCCTGAATCCATGAACGCAAAAGCCGGACTGCCCCCACCCTAGTGGATGGAGGCATCCAGCCTGCCTTCGTTCCTCCGAAGTTATTGGCCAGCACTTTCGAGGTATCGATGTAGGCTTCAGCACGCAGCATCTTTCTCAGGTGCGGCCAAAACGGATCGTCTACCTCGAAGGTTGGCATAATTTAAGTTTTGCAGCCAGTAGCTTCGCCGTGTGCCATGACCAGTGCATCGACAACGGCACCCATGATGTCATGGGCCTTGGCCTTAGCCTGATGCATGATCTCTTCTGTCGTTGACTCATCGTCAATGCAGCACAGTTCGATCTTGGCTCTTATCAAGCCGGACTCGTTGTCTATGATGCAGATACTTCTACTTTTATCTACTTTGCTTTTGATGATTTCTACTCTCATTTTATTCCTCCAGTTCCCAGACTATGTCTGAGGTTATTGTTTCGTTGTTCGGTTGCTTTTTGCCACCAACGGATCCTTGGACCCCCTGGGCGGCGATTAAAAATTTAAGTGGTGGAGTCGGCCCGATGACTGACTCCATTTTCTTTTGGATCTCTACTCTCTGTTTCTCGTCCGTGCAAATTATCAGGTCGTGAGCCAGATTCGTAACCTTTAACAGCAGGCTATCCACTGCACGGCGTATGCTGTCCTCCGAGGCTATTGCTCGGCGATGATGGGACTCGTATGCCTCCTTGGCTTCCTCGACCGCCTGACGGGCCGCTCTGGGCTCCCAGAACCATACCCTCGAAATGCTTTCAATGAATTTCTGTGACCGATTAAATCCTTGTGCCTTTAAAACTGTAGAGGTTTTGGAAAGACTTCTTTCTCCCCTGAACCCGGCCGTTGATAGATAAACCAAAAATGCCGCGTGATGCTCATCCGCTTCACCTTCCTGCTGTTTCCATATCGGCTCTACCAGACCACTCGGAAGAGGGTCATTTGATTTCGCCAGAATACGGCGCGACTGAGCCTTCCGATTGTTACTCTTCTTTTGAGGTGCTCGCTTCGCCGGAGTTTCAGGCTTTGGCTTTGGCTTTGCGGCGCGGCCTGATTCTTTCGTTCCCGACATTGGTATATGGTCTATAGCATCTGTTGCGTGACTCGATTAGGTAGTTCTCTGCCGCGACTTCCACGACATCCTTCACTGGCAACCCAAGAGCATCTGCGACGGCAAAGGCAGAAACCCGACCAGACGGACGGATAAACTTTCGCATAGCGAATAGAATTTCCTGCTTTTCCATACTGGTCGGGCTCACCGTTTATCACCGCCAAATACTTACGCTACCTTCTCGTCTTCTTCCTCGCCTTCCGTGTCTGAGTCAGCTGCACGACCACTGAGGTCGATGGGGTCGCCGGACTCGAGCTGGAATAGCAGCTGGTTCGTGTCAAGGACAGTGGATCCCTTGTTGACCGTACGTTCGGAGTATCCGAGCTTGGTCTCTACCTTGACGGTAGCTGGATCTTCCACTGATCCCTTTACGTTGTAACCAAACCGGAAAAACCGTTCCGTATCACGTTCAGCACTACTCCGCTTTTTCGCGGCCTTAGCCAGTTGAGGCAGCTCTTGGCATAACCGTCGCTGGAAATCTTCGGTGATGGCAGCCACATTGGCTACACCCCAGTCGATATCCGCTTTCGGCATCTTCGCTGACTGCAGGTTCTTTCTGATTTGTTCTGGACTCATAGTCTTCTCTCCTGGTGTTTATGTTTTTTCTTTTTGGTACCGCGCCCACGCCTCGAGTTTTGCATTCTCCTTGGATGGTAGCGATGTGATTGTTCCATCGACGAGAGCGTTCGAAACCTCGCGCTTTTCATCTATGATGTTGTAAATGTGGCTATGAATCGTGCTGGGTGCAACTGGAATCCACGCAGATACCGAATCCTTTTGGCCCATGCGGTGAGCACGGTCAATGGCCTGATCCAGCCTCGTTGACGTCCATGGTGGCTCCATCATCAAAACATTGGATGCCGCCGTCAGGTTGTGTCCCTCTGCATCCGCCGAAAGGCTGCATACAATGATCCTGGCATCACCCATCTGAAAGCTGTCTATTGCTTTCTGCGTGTCTCCCATGCGCGTCCATACCGCGTTCTTTGAAAATCTCTTATAGAGTTCTTTTTGAACATCGATGTGGTGAGCAAAGATAATGAGCTTCTCCCCGTTCTCGAGAACTTGATTCACCCACTCATCCGCCCAGTCCATCATGGCGAGTGCTGCAGCCCTCCGTAGAAGCGATGTTGCTACTCCTGCGTTTTCCGAATGTTCGCGCATAATCTCGTCCTCGAGCTTTCGGTACAAGTTCCTATCCACTTCAGCATCTATCTTAATGATCTGCTTTGGTGGCAGCTCGTGCATGACCTGACTCTTCAGGCGTCTCATGTAGCAATTCTTTTCCAGCTTTTCGAGTAACTCTGGAAACAGTGAACCGGAAGCCCTTCGGTGCCGACCCCATCCTCCGCAGTAACGAATCATAAACTGGTTGGTACCGCCGAAAAGCGCCATACGATCCAAGAATATCATCGGACCCATATAATCCTCAGGTCCGTTGTCTACCGGAGTCCCAGACAAGCACAGGCGGTAATCCGCACCGGAAACCTTGGCTATGTCTCGGCAATTCTTAGATCCTTTTGTAGTGTGATTCTTGATGCGAGTGGATTCGTCGAGAACGATCATCTTCCAATCAACCGACTCAATCAGTTCATAATTCTTATCATTCAGCAGCTTCTCGTAATTTGTTACCAGTACATTTATCGGAAGCACGCACTCACGGGGGTCATCAGTTACTCGGCGATTAGGAATCCATTTCCTGATCTCTCGGACCCAGTTCGTCACGAGCTTTGCCTTGGTTATCACGAGTAGCGGATATCCGTCCACATGCTGGGCACAGCAAATCGCTATGATGGTTTTGCCCAACCCCATCTCATCGGCCAGAATCATTCTCTTTGCTCTCGCGAAATAAGACACTCCTGCGAGCTGGTACGGCCTAGGGACTCCAGTGATCCCCTTGATGTCGATATCCGCCTCTGTGGACCTGCTGTCGTTGCGGAGTCCAGCTTTCTCGACCTCTCTAGCCAGGGCTTTCCCCCTCCAGTCGATAAGAACCTTCATGTCCTCATCGGATATCGTCCATCCCACATCCTTAAGCTGTAGGGACGCATTGATCATTCCAAGATCCGCCTCTCCGCCATGGACGAATATGATCCTCCAAGCGTTCGCCCTCTTCATGTGCCGCTTCGCCATGATCGGGATACTCCGCAGGTAGGTGTCGAAATCTACACTCTGAGGTGACTGGACCATGATGTTTTCACCATCAACCCAAACCACTTTCTTCTTGGATTTCTGCACCTCTTTCTTCAACTCCGGAGGATCGATATCCTTGAACTGGATCCCGCAAAATTCCAAGGAGTTGGATCGATCCCTCATGAGCTTATAGGCCAGCTCTTCGTTTTCGATCTTGGCGGAAAAGATCTGCCTGTCTATCGGTGACTGGCTTTTCTCACCCAAGATCTTTGCTGCTTCCTTGATCTTCACTTGGCCTTACCCTTTCCGCCTTCTATTACTTTGAGTCCAGAGAATTCCATTTCCTTGGCAGTGAGATCCCTGATCGCTTCCTCGTCATCGATTCTCACGGACTTATTTCCGGCGAGCGAATGACGAATCAATCCTACTCCGTCAAACACCTTACGGTCCCGACTGTCCACACCTCCATTAAAACCGACGATAACCACCGTCGGAATCCCGTTCGCCTCCCACTCGGTGATGCACTTCATTTGATGGTTTGTAATGCCGCTCTTGCCAATCCCAATCCGTTCTCCCTTCACGACTTTGGCCTCGATCATAATTACGTTGCCACGCCTTGCCGCCGTGAAATCCAAAAACGGATTCCTGAAAGGAACAAACCCTCCGCGTCCCATTCCTCCCTCCTGATTCTTTTCGATCTTCCAACCGTCGTTTCTGAACTCCTTCAGTATTACTGCCTCAAACTCTTTTCCGTTCATTTTACTTTCTCCAATTTTTTGATTAACCCGATTATTGTTCTCTCTGTTCGAAACCCCAGAGGGAGCCTTGAGCTTCGAATTAAAACGACCGACAAATTTCCTGCCGATCCCCTCCAGAAATAATGCACACATCCCTTCTTGTTGTATTTTGCGCGGCCATACATGTAACCTCCAAGCAAAAGCTGCTCGAGACCCGAAGGCCTTCCTCTTCTTTCAATTAGTCTTTTCACTTTAGATATCCCTCCTTTCTCGCCCACGACGGGCTGCCGTAATGTATTCGATCATGGCAGCTGAAGCACACGAGTATGATGTTTGATTTTTCTGTTTTTGATCCCCCGGCTCCTGTCGGTTCGATGTGATGATGGTGGTCGAATTGATTTCTGCAACCTCTAACTTCGCAATTATCTCCCCTTTCTTTCTCTATCTCCCTACACACCTTCCGGTACTCTGAGAGGATTTTGGATTGTTTCTTTGAGACTTTTTTCAGTGGCGTTCTTTTCAATTGATTACCACCGCGCTTCAGGCCGGACGTCCTCTTCAATGGGGATCGCTTCATCAGTGTATGCTCCTTTCTTCGCATTCCCCGATCCGGTCGATAACCGTATTTGCCAGCCACTCCCGATAGTCCCTGATGTGTTTGCATCGGGTCGAGATGGTCATGTCAGCTGAGTCGATTACCTCATTGGACTTTCTCAACCTTGGCAGGCACCCCATGGCGAATGCCTCACAGGTACAGCTACCGTTCGGGATCCCGTTGACTGGATAGTCGGCAAGATTCACCTTGTGCTGTCCCTGCCTGCTATGCGACTGGACGTGTCCCTCTGTCACCCTTCCGGCCGGAAGAATCAGCCCACCTATTCGTGGCTTCGCACCCACCGGACTACCCGCTGACGTTCAGGTTGATCTCCTGTCCTCGAGCGACTCCGGCGATACGGATGATCGAGTTCAGGTATGGCTTAATGATCGAGAATATATCTTTGTCTCCGGAATCCAGATACACCTCGATTATCGCAAGGTCGGCGACAGCCGTCGCATTGAGGTCTGTTTTATTGGAGACCAGTGGCTTGATAACCTTATCAACATGAGACCTCAGCTCTTCAGTTGTCAGCGTCGGGTATTGTGCGAATTCCTTACCAACTGGATCATCGTCACCTTTATTGATGTGGACCGTCGAGATAATCCCTCCCGAGTAAACACCCTTGATTTGGATCGATGCCAATACCTTCACGGCCTTACTCGTTCCTCCCCCCTTACCCACGAGGAGGCGCTGGCCATCCGGATCTGCATGGACGGTGAATCGGTAGAGTTTCGCGCCGATCTGTTCTTTCTCCACAAAAATGCTGTCCACTGCTGGGCATGCGAAGTCGTAGACCTCTTTGATGTATTCTTCTGTTGTTTTCATGGTTTTAATGCGTAGTCCCCTAGTGAGGTGTTAATGATTTTGCTATTGTTTCTGATTAGACGACTGACGATTCGACCGTCAAATTCTTTCTCCATCTGCTCCGGTCTTATGTTGGTCGTTACAATTGTTTTCTTATTCCTTCGATTCTCGAGCATGCGTAAAAACATGGATTCGGCAACAGCCATTTTCTTGTTGTCCGAAGCCTCCGATCCGAAGTCGTCATAGATTAGCAAATACGGATTATTCCGCTGCCTTTCCCGATGCCTCTTGTCGTCCGGAAATCCAGACCATTCCACGGCTACGTGATCAGGGCCATAAACCCTGCCGCAGCTCCTCGAGTGAGGAAGAGGAGGATCCCCTACCTCTATCCTGCTCAGATGCCAGTCAAAGGTCCAGAGCACGGCGTCAGCAATCGTAGTCTTTCCGCACCCTGCCGATCCGCAGATCGTGAGATACGGGGAATCCACTGAATTGATGTGCGAGTCGAGCCAGCCACCAACCTCCGCCACGAGCGAAGCTACCTTGGGCGTATGGTATTCCCAGCCAAGTGCGTTTAACCGCTTGCGAAAAAGTTCTGATGGTTTCTTAGACATCTTTTACCGCCCCTCCCAGTCCGCCAGTTGATTTGATTCCACCTTTCGACTTCTCTTCCCTTCCGGTCGGAGGCGTTGAGTCGACAGGGTAGTCAAACGATCGCCACTCCCTGTCGATTGCTCGATTGATTCGCTCCTTGACGTCCTCTATCCCGTTTTCGTCTCGGATTCGCTCAGCTATCTTCAAGTGCCGCCTGAATAGCTTCTGGTCCGGCCTTACCATCGTCCGCATTCTCCGCCTGTGTTCGATCCATGCGTGAAAGCATTTCACAAACTCTGGATCCGACTGGAAGATTAGGTCCATATCCTGAGTGCTCTTTGCTTCAAGGGATGAATGGTGATACCCACCCTCTTTTCCTTCTTGCTTAGACTCCTTCTTATTCTCTTCATTATTACTAGTGTCGGATTCTCCGTATCGGGATTTACCGGATACGGATAATCCGTAAGTGGATGATTTGACTATTTCCGGATTATCCGTAAGTGGACTCTCGTAGACCTCATAAACGCAGTTTTCAACCGTTCCGTTTTTGGATCTTTTTACAACTTTCCTGCAATATCCAGCGTCCCGTAATTCCTTGAGCGCCGCATAAACAGAGTCTCTGCCGTCCTTGCTCTTATTGACCAGATCAGGGACTTTTACCTCCCATTTATCGGGCTTCCCGAGAAGGTAACACAGGAGACCTTTTGACTTCCACTGTAGCCTTTGGTCGTCCAGTAGACGCTTGTCGATCATTGCGAATGGGATCTCTCCCTTCTTTGTTCGTATAATGCTCATCTTGCTATGATTAGGGTTTTCAGTGCGCGGGTGCAGGCCACGTAATAATGGTTCGGCTCTTCCCGTTTGAAATCGTCAAAAAGAATGACGTGATCCCATTCCAGTCCCTTGGCTGAATGGATCGTGCTGAGTGTGAATTTCCGATCTCTGAGTTGATAAATCGAGGACCGTCTCTTCAGCTTGATTACCTCAGTGTCTACCTTCTTTCGCTTGCCATCCGACAGCTCACCTGAAGCCAGTTTTTTCTGGAGAATCACCAGCTCCCTGCGGGTGTCGTAGACCTGCTGTAGGTCGTTATCAAATACAATATCCCGAAGCGTATCGTTATACCTTCCGAGTACCGCGATGGTTCCGGTCTCAAATTTCTCCAGCAGAGGCCAAAGGGGTTGCTTCTTAACAATTCTCAGCTCCCCGCCAGGGTCCGTTGATGCGATCTTAGGGCAACCGGACCCGATCAGGTCCGTAAGACGCTCTGAGACCGCCTGAGGCACTCGGAACGATGTCTTTTCAACTGGATGAGATATCACATCGTAACAGTTGTAAGGAATCAGCGACTGATTGGTCAGAGGCTCCCAGCATCTCGGTGCTGCCCCACGAAAACCGAATAGCGTTTGATGCGGGTCTCCATAAAGGTGGACCTCTGAAGTCGTCAGGCACTTCAACAGCTCGAAGTCCCTTGCGGAATGGTCCTGATACTCATCGACCAGAACAGCCTCAACCGATAGATCGAAGGCATCCGGATCCGAGTATGGATTCGCAAGCCTCGCATACAGCATCTCTATCACTTGCTCAATGTGGACGGTACCACTGACCTTGAAGTCACGCTCAGCCTGCTTGATATCAACCTTCTGGCCAAGAACAACTGCCCTGACCTTCCCGGTGACCTGCTGTAGGACGTCCACTGACAGCGAGTGGAGTGTGTTGATCTTTATTTTGCTCCGAACACGGCTCAGTTTTAGCCTATGGTCTAGTTCCAGTGCTGCCGCGTTGGTAAGCGTTATGATTTGGACCTTCAGGCCTTTCTCGGCGATCCTCATGGCTTTCCCGATGAGGCGAGTTGTCTTTCCGGATCCTGCGACCCCGTCGTGAATATGAATCACCTCTCTACTCGCTTTCGGAAGCGGTGGCGGTGCTTGAATTTCTGTGCTCATTGTTTTGATTATTGATTGTTAAAAGCAGGGGGCGACATGCCCCCTGCCATATTAGCCCGTAGGCTGGTGCCTGCTCTTAGAGTTGTCAATCGCGTATGGCTCTCCAGGGCCATCCATGGAGCATCCGGCGATTGCCGAAATTGCCACAAGGATAAACAGAATACGCATGACCAGAACTCGTCGCCCAACTCTCTATTTGACATTGATCGTTGTTACTCCGGCAACAATTGGGTCCACGGTTCCAAGACCAATGAACTGCCCAAGCTTTCCAGCCTCACTCAGCTTGACTATAGTCTCAAGGAAGAGCTTCAGGCGCTTCGAGGTGAGCGTTTGCAGCTCATCGAGTATGATCAGCGGTGCGGATCGTGACAAGGCCACCTTGACGGCCAGAGACACGATAGCGAACTCACTTCCCGACAGGGACCGGAACGATTGGATTTCACGGTCTCCGATAACGACACCAAACTGGTCTCCGGATAATGAAATCTTCCAGCCAAATGGCGTAAGGATTTCGTTGGCACATTCCAGTGCTTCCTCAATGGCCCCTTCAGCCTGATTCCTTATGTCTGCGTCGAATCCGGAGATTGAAGACCTCAAGGCAGATGCCTGCTCTTTTGACTCCTTGAGCCAAGCCTCCTTCTTTTTCAGATCTTCGTAGATTTTGAGGTCTCTGACCGCTTCAACCTTTGCCGTAGCCAGGGCCTGTGCCTCCGTTCGGAGCCCTTGGACTTTCGACTCGGAGTCGGACGAGAGCTTCCGGATTTCTTCGGCGGTTCCCCACTCCTCTGTGATGCCAGCGATTGATCCAGTGATGCGTTTACGGACCTCACAGTACTCCTCGAATTTCTCCCTCTTTCGAAGGACGACCTGAAGCGTACTGACCTTGGCTGATTCCTTGTCACGAATAACCTGCGACGCATCGATTTCCGACTGGAGCTTTTCGACGCTTTTACCATCCAATGGGTTCTTGCCAGCGATCTTCTCGTACGTGGCGGTTGCGTCAGTGATATCAACCTTTGATCCACAAGTTGGGCAGTGGCCACCCTTCACGAGATCCAACACCTCTTCGAGCCCCTTCTGGTAAGTGGCAAATGCCCTGAGTTTTTCACCGATTGCCTGTTCGGCCTCCCGGCATTTGTCGAGCTTAACCTTGCAGTCCTCAATGTCCTGCTTGATCTCCCCAATGTCCTGATCGGTCGAATCCTTATTATCCCCAAGGTCACTCAGCCGGGCGAGATCAGTTTTCAGCTGGGACTGTACCACCGACAACTCTGCACGGGTCTCTTCAGTTTCCTTAATGTCCGCAGATAATTTTGAGACCTTCTCCTCGAGTTTTTCAATGACCTTCAAAAGCTCCTTCTCAGTCTTCTCGGGAAGCCCCACGCTGTCCAAGAATTTCTTGGCACCACTGGCCTCTGTTTCCGAGTTTTTGAGCGCGTCTTTCAACGACTGAAGTTTGACGTCGATAGGTGCGTTTGGTGGCACCCTCAGGCCTGCCGTCTTTACCGCTTTGTCGATATCTTTCAATAGCTTCTCTGGTGCTCCATCGTATCCAACTAAGTCCAACAACTTCTCTTTGCGCTTAGCATCCGAGATGCCGAAGAAGTCGGTGGCTATTGCCTCGCGGATCTGATGACCAATGGAGGCTGGCACGTCGGTCTCATGGGTCTTGGATACCTTACCCGACTTCTCGGTCAGGGTGAAGAGCGCGGGACCATGTTCAGTCTCCAGAGAAACCTTAAGGTCTCCGGTTTTTATTTCGGCCAGAGCGCGGTTCTGCTTACCAAGGTCTGGGTGCTCTCCCAGTAGCCCCAAGTAGATGGCGTCCCGAATGGCTGACTTGCCTGTCGAGTTTTCACCGTAGACCACTGTGACGGGTCCGAGTTCATAAGACGTGTCCTGATTCTTCAGGCCGGATAGTGTGATTTTCTTTATCATTTTGATGATTCCTTATTGTTGGATTATTGCTTGTTTTCAGAATAGCCACGAGACCACGAAGAGACCGAAGCTGCAAGACCTTTCCGGACTACGTATTTGGCATATTTGTATGCCTCGCCGACCTCATCAGGGTTGACCTCTAGGGTGATCTGCATGGCTGAGGACTCGTATTCACGAGGGATTCTGTTCTCGCGGTAGCTAACCTCAACCTTGGTGGCCGACTTCGGCGGATGCAATGGTTTCTCTTGACGTGGAGACTGCTGAGGTTGTTGTTGGCCTGGAATGGCCGGAGGGGCCGGAGGGGTCGACTTCTCTGGGACACTCGTAGGAGCGAACTGAACGTTAAACCCGTAATCGGATCCCGTTTTCCACTCCTCATCTTTGTCCCCTACCCTGAGGATTAGAATGTCCTTGTTTTCGACATAGGCCTTACGGGCGTCTTCGTGAGACAATTGGACTGGCTGAGCTGTTCCGTCAGTAACCCAGTAGGTTGCTTTTGAAGACTGGATTTCTCCGGAGCCCTGAGTAGTGGCCTGAGTATTACTTCCTCCCGTCTCAATTATCCCTTCCTCGTCAAACTTCACTGCCGTGAATGTCTTTCCGGATTTTGGATTCTCGTCCTCTATGACCGAGAGAGATCCGATCAGCGTGACGTGTTGATGCAGGAACTGATTCAGTTCATCCCTGTTCCAACAGATGACCGTTACGGCCTTATTGTTTCCAGCCACACGAAGGCGCTGGACCGACCACGACTTGCCGTTTTTGGATGTCCCATTGTTGCGGCGTTTGACCTCGGCAACTTCCCCGCTGAGGGTCTCGATTTTAGTGCCCACGACGGGCAGATTATCTGGTGTGATGCTCATTGTTTTGATGGTTCATTGTTAGTGTTTAAGCGGCGTAGAAAACTAGATCCTACCCTCCCAGTCAATAGAGATTTAAGCGATGGATACGATGGATGTAGTAGTTTTCATGATTGTTGGATTGTTAAGCGGCCAATATGGAGCCGGAGGGCACGAGGTGTCAACTCCGTTTTTTCGGCCCGATTGGAGTGCCTTCATGGTCGACCTCCCTGATCCAGTTCAACTTGTGGTGGCTGAATTTCTTCTTCCAGAACTTACGGGCGTCTTTCTCCGTGTTCGCGTAAGTTTGGAAGACTTGGGGCTGGTATGACTGATACTGGAATTCGATTTCAAACGGCATTCCCCGACCTTGCCCTCTTCCGCAGTTCTGACAAGGACATTCTTTGAGGTTCCTCATCGACAGTGGCTGGCTCCGATTCCAACTCGTCTTCCGACTTCGAGGTCATTTGTCGCATTTCGCTCAGGGTGAATCGCTTCTCAGGAACTTCCTCCTCTTTCTCGGCCTTCTCGTCGATATCACCAGTTTCAAGTATTAGCATCCGGCGAGAAGGTGTTAATTTTTCCTCGGATGACTCCATCTGTCCAAGCGGTAGCATTTGCTCCATTCCGCTGAATCCATAGTCTGGGTAGTAATAGACGGCCTCAAAACCACGGTTTCTCAATTGCTTAATTGTCTTCGGTCCAAGTCTCCAGTCATAGACCTTGTCTTTGGACACTGGATACACGCTTCCTCCTTCCTGACCAAAGAGGTTACTTCCCATTACGTTCATCGGCGTCATTGCATGGCTGAGCTTCTTAGCTGATGCCTTCATGGACTCGGTGAGAAGTATCGAGAATGTCTGGGCTGGCATAAATCGGATGTCTGGGTCGTTCGGGTCGTAGGTGCCTCGGTTGCCTGTTGCGGACTTTATCTGGGTTGGTTCGAAAGCGACATACACAGTGCTCACCTCAGCACCATCAGCAACGTCCTCAGCAATGATTCCATCATATCCGTCCTCCCTTGCGGTCAACTCAGCAGCCCGAAACTCAGTCATGCTTTCCACCCTTAATGGATTCTTAATGGATAGGAATACTGGCATGACCCGTTTGTCCTCGAACACCACGTCCCCGATCTCGGACTCGTTCCACTTTTCGACAATATCGACCCCTGCACGATGCGCTGCATCTTCGGTTTCAAATGATCCAGTGTTTATGTCGCCAACAAGTATGAAGAACTCACCCTCATCACCGTAGACCTGAATATCATCTTCACTCAACTCCTGATCGGACTCCTTTGTGATCTCAACTGGATCGGCAAACCATGCAGCAGCATCTTCCGAACTTGAGAAGTAAAAACCTCCACTACTGTTTGAGCCAGTAACCCCACTCCCTGCGCTTGACTTCTTAAATTCAGACAAGCCTCCGACTCGACTGCCATGATACACCACCAAAGGCTTACCCTCGGCATCCACCACCTTGGCGTCGTCGAACCAGGTTTTAAAGGCCTCTGAGTTCGTGTCTCCCGCTGGCATAAATCGGATGTCGGGGTCGTTCGGGTCGTAGGTGCCTCGGTTGCCTGTTGCGGACTTTATCTGCGTCGGCTCGTAGGCGACCAAATCACCTATACCACCATCTTGATTAATTTGAATCACCCCGTCATGTCCACCTGCTAAAGCAATCTCCTTGATCTTTGCGCCATTCAAATTCGGTCCGACCAAATCCTTGCTATTAGTCCCATCTGGCATTCTAGTTATACGGTCATCGCCCCTCGTTAATACAAGAGGGTTTTTGATCGAAACATACGCAGGAATAATTCTAGCCCCATCGCCCTGCCTCGTTGCATAGTTATTCGGCCCCCTTGGGTTTGCCGAAAAGTAATGACCCTTGCCCCATAATCCTGCATCATTCGAGCCAGTCTTAGAGTTATCAAACGCTTCAAAGTCCTTGGTAGTCCCATGATACACCACCAACGGCTCTCCGTTCCTATCCACGACCTTCGAGTCGCCGAACCAGGTTTTAAAGGCCTCTGAGTTCGTGTTTGCCGATGGCATAAACAGCGGCTGCCCAGCCTC